TGTCCCAGGCATAAGCAGCGTAAGCTACTACTTCGACACAAACAAAATAAGAATACACAAAAAATGCACAGGACTCATAAAAGAACTCCAAGGCTACAAATGGAAAAAAGACGCAGAAGGAGAACAGCCAGATAAGGATACACCAGACCACGCATGCGACGCACTTCGGTACGCTATTCACAGCGATAAGATGGGCTCGTACAACTCTGGTGTTGTTATTGTTGGCGGTCCTCGGAGAAATTAATCTATTCTATACTTAGCGTCTATAAGCTTAAAAGCATTCTTTCTCGGATGAAGATTGACGTGGAATTGCGCTTCACTACAGGTAGTTCTCAAAAGCCCCGCCTTATCACTGAAACGAAAGGTGTGGCTGTTTACAAACCAAAAGACACACTTATAAAAGAAAGTGTTGGCTTTGTAGAAAACAAACCAGCAAGCGCCATTACTAAAGAACTTGGGGAAGCACACCCCTTCGACCCTAAGTTCACCGAAGGCATATACAAGAAAGTACCTATTATATTTGGCGCAGTAAACAAGTACGTTGATTACATTGTCGGCCCAGGAATATACGTTTCAAGCGAAGACGAACGCGCTCAAGAAATTATTAATATGTGGATAAGAGACAACCAGTTCTCCAGCATTCTTCGTCAATGGGTAAAAGAGGCCCTCATCAAACCAGGCGGTTATCTTGAGCTTGGCGGCGCACAAAAAGCCAAGAAAGGCGAGAAGAAGCGCATGAAAGTGCTTGACGGGTGCTGCATGTATGTTCTGCGCGACGAGAAGGGCAACATAAAAGCGTACAACCAATACATGGGAGCAATGAGTGGCGCTGTTGATAAGAACAAGATAGTTGCTTTTAAGCCTGATGAAATAGCTGCGCTCCACTTCAACGTTATCGGCAGCGACGCTTATGGTATGGGAATAGTATACCCTGTATGCACGAGTGTGAACAACCTTATTGGAGCTGAGAAACACATGCACATGCTCATGGAGAGAAAAGCAAACGCTCCTCTCCACATAAAAGTAGGTACAGTCTCTAGCGACGGCCAAGTTTTTGATGCAGACCCAGGAACAGTAAGCGCTTTCGGTCAAGAACTTGAATCACTTACTAATCGCACTGAATGGGTCACCGGCCCACAAGTAGACATGAGTGTTGTTGATTTCGGCCAGATTGGAGAGAAATTCCAGTTCATCATAGAACACGACCTTAAGATGCTTGTGTACGGTCTACAGATTCCTGAAGTAATCCTCGGTGGCGGTAATATTCCTGAAGGCCTTGCGAAAGAGCAAGGCGATGCGCACGAGAAAATAATTCGCAGTTTACAAGAGGAAATTGAGAAAGTGCTTGAGCAACAAGTGTTTGCACGCATACTAGAAGTAAACGGTCTCAGCGGCACTCGTGTTGAAGTTGAATGGGGAGAGCCAAGCACACAGGCTCAGAATGAGAAAATGGCTTACCTTACAACACTGCTTTCTAATCCTCAGCTCCAACCTGCTTTGAGGAACATGATAGAAAAAGACATTGCCCGAATGCTCGGTTATAATGCTGAGCTTCTTTTGGAGCCTGAAGAAAAGAGAGAAGAACAACTCCCACAACCCCGCGTGCCAGGAGCGAACAATCCACGAGCAAATAACAGTATTACTGTACAGTCTACCCCGCCACAGCCCATCGCGTCTATAGCCCCTCTTCCCACATCTCCAACTGGCGGGGTAGACCCTTATAACGAAGATGTTCGTATTGAAGAGTGGCTTGGATTTAACTACAAACAATATCTTGATTACGTTCTTGATGCTGTTAGCAAAGACAACTTTGAACTTTTGCGTGCTCTTGATAGCGTGGAGATACAGGCAGGAAAGCTTACTGACCCGAAAATTGAGCTTTTGCGCGAAGTGCTTAGAGACGGCTTCAAGAATGGCAACACTATAAAAGAAATAGCGCAAGCTATTAAAGAAGAAGTTGGTGTTGATGATTTGTACGAAATAAAAGACGGTGTCGTTACTGATAAAGTTCTCGTTGCTAAAGAATACAGGCCAGTTCTTATTGCTCGAACAGAAAGCACTCGTTTAGCAGCTGAAGGTGCAAGAAAGAACTACGCAGCTAATGGTATAGCGCAGTACAAGGTTATTGCTAGTGTTGGTTCAAGAACGTGTAGCACTTGTGAGGGAATGAATAATAGGGTGTTCAGTGTTGATGAAACACCTCCTCTTCCGCTGCATAGTAATTGTCGCTGCACTATCGTTCCAGTAACGAGGCTTGATTAATCATGAATTGCCCAAGCAAGTTCACGCTCAGCGGTGTAGGTGTTAATCTTCCCGGCGGACAAGAACCTCTTGTGCAGGTAATAAATAAAATAAACGCAATCATAGACACTTTAGAAAGTTATGAAACGCGTTTAGCTCAGCTAGAAGCAGACATTCAAGCACTTAAACAGCAGGTGATTGTATGACCGCGAGAGAATGTAGTCACTGCCGGAAAATTGTTTTCTTTGACCCGCGCATGGGCGACTTTGTGCATGACTGCGGAGATTTTCCTGTAAGTACTGCGCGTGGTACCGAAGACGTGCCTGTAATGGGGAACTGGAGCGACTATACAGGAAGCAATACAGACTCCACGCTTCAAGCAAATGTTCGTAATCAAGGTACAGCCGCAAGCAACTTTGGCACGCGAGGGTGTAGTCTTGGACATAAAAATTATGACCGAACTGTGCATGGAAATCGTAGTTCTACACATCGTACACGCTCCCACCTGCAATACTTTAGTGACGATAATCGCTAAAGGAATATTCTATACTTAGCGTCTACAAGCTTAAAAGCACTTATAGACGAGAATAAACACAGAATGCCATCGAAAGACACTAACGCCAAAAAAGACTGGCGTTATATAGAATTTCTCGCTCCAATAGAAGAGAATATGCTCGTTGCAGAGAGCACAACATCATCTTCTGGTAATGGTAACGGACAGTTCGTAATCCGGGGCACAGCTATTAACAGCACAACAACCCTTAACGGACACACTTTCTTAAGTGAAGAATTACAGCTAAGCGCGCAATCACTCGTAGACAAACCACTACTCAAAGACCACAAGAATGAGGTAGACAGCATTATAGGGCGTACCACGAAAGCGTTCTACGACCCTACTTCTCAGAACGTGAAATTCGAAGCATTCATAGCAGAACCAAAGTATCAGGAAATGGTGCGTGACGGACGACTAAAAAACGTGAGCGTCGGTGCCATGGTCAAAGATGCAGAAGAACAAGTCGATGAAGACGGCAACGTACAAAGCGTGGTCCTAAGAGGAATACACTTCTTAGAACTATCTGTTGTTGCAATCCCAGCAGACCAAAGCGCTGACTTCGCAACAGCAGTACTCGCTTCTCTAGACTTGAAGAAAAAAATGACCCCCACTGATGTCTTAGCAGAGACTAAGGAAACGTCGGTGGAAGAAACATCCCAATCACCTATTCAGGAGGAAAAGCCTATGGCAGAAGAAAATATCCAAGCACCAGCAATGGATGCAAAAGTCCTCGAAATGCTCACTGCACTCCAAGAGCAAGTTGCAAAACTCACTCAGGAAAAAAGTAAGCAAGTTGAGGAGAAGAAAGACGAAACCAAAGGAATCGTCGCACCAACCACAGTCAAAGAAGAAACAGACGCACTATTCGTAAAGGACAGTATCGGTTTCTACCACAAAGACCTCGGAGCAAAGTACAAGAACTACGCTCACACAGGCAACACTATGCAAGCACGCATTAGAGGTGAATACTAATGGCAGCAACAGCACTCGGTAATCCAGCAGGCGCAGTATGGGTAGCAGACTTCGGCGCGCCAAAAACATTTACAGGAAAAGCATACCAAAACATCAGCGGAGGCGTACTCGTATACTTCAGCGGAGCAGCAGGAGCAGTCTCTAGCGGTACAAACAGCTTCGTAACAAGCGATGTTGGTGTATGCATTGACGCAAGCGGCGGTCTCTTTAACGGTATCGCACTTACAAGCACAGCAAGCGGAGGCGCAGTCCCAGTAGCAACTGAAGGTGTGTTCATCCTCGTTGCAAACGGAACAGTAACCGCAGGTACAACTGTTATCTGCGACGGTAACAACAGCGTACGCACAGGCACTACAGCAGGCCACGTTATTGGTCGAGCACTTACTGAAGCAGCAAGCGGTAGCTACTGCCTCGTACAATTGAGAGCATAAGGAGGAAGAAACATGACAAACATGAAATTCGTACAAGAACTCCTTAGCACAGGCACCGGAACAGAGGGCAGCCTTCTTATCGAGAAGACCATCTACGCGAGCCTTGTTGAGGAAGCAGACAGAGTTCTCTTGCCAAGAGAACTCGCAGCACTGTACTTCGGTCCAGCACAAATCAACGGCAGCAGCATTGACGTAGACCTCGTAGTGCCACTGAGCATGAAGGTACGCGAGATTGCAGAAGGCGCAGACATTCCAGTTGACCAAGTAGAATACACCAGCTTCAACATGAAGCCAGTAAAATACGGTGTCAGTCTCCGCATCACTCGTGAAATGCTTGAAGACGGTAAATGGAACTTACTTGAGCACAACGTAAAGTACGCAGGTAAGCGCATGGCTGAAAACGAGAACAGCCTTGTTATTAGCGATGCACTTGATAACGCAACAAACACCATCAGCGGCGGAGCAAGCGTCACTATCGCTAACATTACGGCTGCAATGCAGAAGCTTGAAGAACAAGACTACACTCCAACAGACTTTGTTGACGGCTACGAAGTCCTTAACGACATCCGCAACATTGACACTTTCGCTGAAGCAGACAAAAGCGGCAGTGCTGAACTCCTTGAAACAGGCTTTAAGGGTACAATCTATGGTATGCGTGTATTCCGTGTGAGCAGCAACGCAGGCATGACGAAGACAAGTGCTTATGTCCTTGACCGAAGATTCGCTTACGCACTCGCAGAAAAAAGACCACTCACTGTTGAACGCTTTGAACTTCCAAGCCACGACATGAGTGCAGCAAGCGTAACTCACCGCCTCAAGGCACGCCACGTACGCGCGGACGCAATCTGTAAGATTACCAGCTCTTAAGGGTGACTAACGATGGCCCTTAACGATGGTTTAAAGAGTCTACAGGAGTGGACAAGCGGACTTGTAGTTGATAATGTAAGCGGTACATTCGCAAACATTACTACAGTTAGCGGTACAACATTCCGCGCGGGTGGAAACTTCGTCATAGGTGGCGGCAGTCCTTACAACCAAGGACTTGTAGTGCCTATGACAGCAAGAGGCATCATCAGTGGCGGTATGTTCGTTGCAGCGAGCGGCGGTTTAGCATTCGCAG